ATAAGAAACTATGAGCAAAGAAACTATTAAGCGCGACAAGAATGGTCGCTTCACTAAGAAGGCAGGTAAGGTTGAGGTGAAAATGCACGTTGAACCGAAGCCCGAAAAAGACTTATCAGATTTGATTTGTGTCAGCCGTGGCGAGTACGAACAACTCAAACTGGAGCGTGATGCTTTCAAATCTACGGTTGAGAAGGTAAGTAGTATGTACCTCAATAAGTGTGCAGAATGGGCAAACGAAAGAGTTGCCTTGATGGATGTCATCCGTTTGGCATATATGCACATAGGTTGGTTCCGTAGTAAACTTCCGTTCTTTACTAAGATCTGTAACCGGGACAAGATCATAGATATGGAGATGGAGATGGACCGGTTGTTGTCAAAAGCAGAGGGTCTCGACAAGGAGTAAGACTATTCGCGCGGTAGAGCAGTGGTAGCTTGCCAGTGTTACAGGCTGGTGGTCGGCGGTTCGATCCCGTCCCGCGCAACTAACGGAGGTGCTACCGTTTAAAAGAGCACGGCGATCTTTTTGTGAAGCTTGGTGGCTGATTTCCTGTCTCGGCGGTTCAGGTTGCAGCAATCAAACTTTCGCGGTTGATAAAATATGTTAATTCAAGCGCCATAATCCTGAGAAGGAGGAAGGCGCAGGAGGTGGAAAGGCTCGATAAAATTGAGCGAGCGAGTGGACTCAGTTAGACGTAGCTGAGAGTGGATTGTCCCCAAGCAACGGGAGGTACGTTGCCCACCTACAACACACGTCGTGATGACGCTTGCAGGTTTTGGATAAGTTGTCCTGCGTCATAACATTACATTGTTCGACATAATTTCTAATGTTGCAATTTTTTTGGTATTGTAACGAAGAGACCCGCCTGTGAAGGTAGGTCTCTTTCTTTTTACTCATCGGCTTCTTCTGTTGGAGGTAGCCCTCCGCCGATGATAGTCGCTTTACGTGTCGTCTCTTCGAGGATAAGGCGCTGTCGCTCATCTTCGCCTATCGGTCGCTCGTCAGGAACTTTTGCGAAGCCATATGGCATCATCTTTAGGTATAACTCACACCGGTCTTTAGGCTTCAATTCGTTCCAGTCATCCCAGAACTTATCCGCGTTTTCGATAAGCTTCCTTTGTATGTCCTCGCGCATAGAGCCGAAGTCCGTCTTTCGTTGCAGGTTTGCCATAGAATATACAAGGTTGGTATTCTTCGAGTGTGTTGGAAGCCCGCCAAGCCTCCTCACGACTGTCGAATAGGTTATTTTCAATAGCGAGGCGCGGAATCCACCTGTTCTCAGACTTATCCGCGTACACTCGCCCGTTAATTGCAAGGAAATACTTCATGTTATTTCGCTTTTAGTTCGCCAAACATGCGGTCAAAACGCTTCTTCTCCAGATATTGCAGCCATTTCTGACTACGTTTGTTGCGTTCCTCTACCGTGATGCCGTTATTCTCGTTCCAACGCGCCTGCGTATAGTACACACAGTCACGCATAACGTCCTGATGCGTGGTGTTCTTCGGCATCATACGCACTTTGAAGGTACGGAGCTTGCCGTCGATGAGCTTACGCACGCGGCGAGCCTTCTTCATTTGCTTGATGTCGTCGTTGCAGATCCAAATGAGCTTGTCCTGCGCGTTAGGAACGACGTAGAAACGCTTGTTCTTGGCTTTCTGCAACTGGTTCGCCATGAAGATAGCGAAGCGGAGCCGCAATTCGTCACGTTTGAGTAAGTAAAATGCCTTCACATACGCCCAAATTTCTTTCAGCGTCTGGGCAAACGCCATCATTTTCTCTTTCATAATCATTATTCAGTTATTTCTTTTAATCCTAACATCCGTCTTATACGAATACTGTCCTTCATAGCATCCTCTTTTGTGGCGTATAACTTAAAGTTAATACCAGAAAGAGCAAAAAACTTTTTACTTAGTCTTGCCCTGTAAAATTTTACAGGTTCTGGCAAGAAGTCGAACTCTCTAAGATACCATTGAGTACCATTCTCTTCGTGAAACTCTATCATATTGTGCTTTCGTTAATTGTTTGTCTCTTAAATGTAACAGGTTTTTGCTTATGCTCGAACACACGAGGTGCATTTAGGTAGTCGTAGCAGACCCAGACGCCGATAGCGCGGGTGATATGCCGGTCATCGTGCTGTCCGTCCACGGCTCCGAGGCTTCCGTTGCTCTTTACCTCCATGAAATCGTGCTCATCGCAGGCATCTACGCAGGTCTCGATGTACATATTCTCGCGCAGTACCTTCTTCTGGTGGTCACAGACCATACGTTTGGTGGCTTTGTTGGTGTGGAAACCCCACACAGGGTCAAATCCCATCTTAATCTTCTCAGCAGGGGTACGGCAGTAGAGATTATCGTAGTGATACGCTATCTCATCGAGGATATAGTCGAAGTGATCACCCTCTGTCTGCTCTGTCTCCAACGTGTTAGACTCAATAACAAGCAATCCGTCGTCGTAAGCGTGCGCAATCTGTACTGCTTTCCACGCGAGTAGGTCATGGTCTATATGTCCGCACCATTCCGCTACTACGATAGGCACTCCGCCGCGCGTCATGTCGAATCGGTCGAGCACACAGATGACAGAACGGTCGCTATGGTCGGAACATCCACCAATATCCATCACGATAACATATCTGTCGTTACATCTGTGCTCCGGATCGGTGTCCGGCATAAACCAAATCTTCAACGGGCCGTCGCGCTCCTCCTTGAATACCACATCTTCCATCGCCTCCTCGCCGAAAGGCTTCTTGCCGTACACATCTCCAACGAAGATAGGATCTTTGCAGTTCTTACGCAGGCGCATCACATCATCTACCGGATAGAGGCGGTGGCCTGTAGATTGGAACGACTCTTCCCACGTGTTAGGGCGCTCTGATTTCCAGCGCCATTGGTCGCGGAACTGCTTGCTTGCCTGCCTGTACCAGTTGATTCCTTCGAGCGTGGCGCCTAACGAGAACATCCAGCGCTCATAATCGCTCATTGACTCCACGAACTCTGTGTATTCCTTGATAGGCAGCGTGTCTCGGTCGAGCAAGAACCACGCGCGGAAGAGCGGCGTATAGACGGAGATCTTGTTGATAGCATCCAACCACTCTCTGTGGAAGAAGTTACCGACACCACGGGCTGTGGACTCATAGACGACGATAGTGTTAGCTCGGTACGCCACACCACCGAGGATAGACTGGATCAACTGCTCCGGCTTGATACCTTGCGTAGTCTTATACAGGCCGACTTCGGAGAAGTGTACGAGTGAGATGTTATCTCCGGCAATGTTATTCGGCTTCTCTGCCGAGCCGATAGTAACACGCGAACCGATACCCTTGATGATAGAGGTCTTGTTACCTTTCTCGAACGGAGTCAACGCGAGCTTGTCACTCATACCTACCAACCAAGGTGGCAGCTTAGACAGCATCTTGGAGTACATACCTCGGATGATACGTGAGGTGTTCTCCACGTGTGCCACAATACAGGAGTTAGTGCCTTGATGGACGAAGATCTGAATCCAAGCGTAGAACAACTGCGTGAGTGTGGAGAAGCCTTGCTGACGGGATTTGTCAATGATAACTCGTACTGGCTTGTTGTATTTGAGACCGTCGTAGAAGATCTTCAACAGGTCACGCTGCGAACGGTTTAGCACGAACAGTACGTCCTTCGGGTTGTCCTCATTGCCGTCTGCAATCCAGAAATACTGCGAAGCGCAGAACTCAAAGTCATGTTTGCAACGAGCCTTGATAACTTCTTGTTCCAACAACTCCCAGTTCTCCCTATTCCACCGCAGTCCGAGTTGACCGAGGTACTTATGCGCACTACCACCTACCTTGATAAGGTCGCGGATGACAGGCTCCTCCGCACAGTCGAACGGGATCATGTGATGCTTGATACCCAAGTCCGGCACATGAAACTCTATACGCTCGCACGAGTAACATCCCTCGCCTGTGACGGGGTCGTACTTCGCTTTCCTCTCCTGAACACGACGGTTATTCTCTTTCAGAATATCAGTCGTTGATTGCTTCAAATCTGTCGTTGTACTGTTTACAGAGCTTCTTAAATATGATGAATAACGCACCGAGGATGAACGCTACTATGTGCAGAGACACGTTAGAGTTACCCCGGATCAGTTGTATTATTATCGCTAATGCAACGTATATGTAGCCTTGCAGTTGTCGTATAGTAGGCCGCAGCATGATAAGCTCCCCAAGTAGGAAGAACACGATGCCTGATGCACCCACAGTCGGGATGTCCTGCGCACAAAGGAGTGCCGCGAGGACGGAGCCGGTGTATGAAAAAAACAAAAAGAACCACCGACTTGTTTCCTCGAAGCACTCCTCGTACACTTTATGTATAGGATTGAACATCAATGCCAGAGATAGGGAGTTAATAATTAGATGTAACCAACTCGCGTGCGCGAACTGGTATATGTACGCATTACGCATGCACTCTATGCTCACACCCATACATGTGCAGTCAGGCATGAACGCATATACGCAGAAACATATTATAATAAATACATAGATCATAACTTAAACTTCCTTTTCTTTGCCATGATATAGTAGTAAATTTTCCAAGCTGAGTTGTCACTGTAATAGAAAGAAGGAGCAGTCTGTTTTAGTACATTCGCCATGATAGTTCTCTTACTTAATGTCTGACCCGACTCTGCAATAACCTTGGCTATCTTCTCATACCGAGCAAAGATCTCTGCGTACATTCGTCTCCTTGTCTTATTACGAATACAGCTGAGACCATTCTTGTATAGGTTGTATTCTTTCATAGCAGTTTCAACATCTACATAGAAACGCGGGGCTGGCAATGACGCTGCCAACCTGCATATTTCTCGAAGCTTGTAGTTTAGCCCTTGCATCCTGAAATGCTTCTGAACCTCATCTACTTTTTCTAAGAAATCTTTCTTTTTCTCATTGAGAATGGCTGTACCTTTAAGACTTACAGAGCTATATCTTTATGTTTTTCGCTGCAAAGATACAATAGGTAATCGACATATGCAAATGTTTTTTATGTAAAAATTCAAAAAAATGCAGATTTACTTCAATTTAATAATGACATTATATCGAATATGTGCAGTACTTTTGCGGCGAATTTCAGACAATATGTCTAATTTAAAACACATACGCTATGGACGAAGAGAACAAAAACAATGCTGCTGAGGCTACTCAGCAAAAGGAAGAGGCTGCTGCTCAGGCTGCTGCCGCTGCTGCTGCGCAAGAGGGTACGGAAGGTGCTCCTGCTGGCGAAGGTGGAGAGCAGGCTGCTGAGGCTGCAACCGAACCGAAGCCGCGTGACTTATTCTATGAGCGTATTCGCACGAACTTCCCGGAAGGCAAGTATGAGGAAGACGAGGAAGAGTATTTCCGTAATGCCAACTCCCGTTATGATGAGTTGGAGAAGGACAGTAAGACACTGAAAGAGATTATTGGCAAATTTAACAAGTTTGTCGGCGATGATCCTCAGAAGGCTGAATTTGCCCTTGACATTATGGATGGTGTCGATCCTCGCGTTTCTTTCGCTCGTCATTATGGTTTGGACAAAATGGTTCCACCAGAGGAAGGTTCGGAAGAATACGAAGCATGGAACGAAGCACTTGAGGCGCGTAAGAAGGAGTTTGCTGACATGGAAGCGAAAGTCAAAGAGTACCGCACTAACGCAGAAGCCAGCGCAGCTGACCTTGACGCGCTCGCAAAAGAGAACGGTTGGTCCGATGAGGAGAAAGCAGGAGTGGAAGAGTTTGTAACGGGTCTGCTGGAGAAGGTTTACTCCGGTCGTCTTGACAAAGATTTCTACAACCTCATCCAACACGGACGTAACTATGAAGCCGACATCGAGGGTGCTCGTGAGCAAGGCCGTGTAGATGGCCGCAACGAGAAGATCGAGGTCGAGAAGAAACATCTTGCAGGAAGCGGACTGCCTAACGGTGGCGCCGGTGGCAATGCAAGCGAGGAGGTAGATGCTCCTAAAGGAAACAAGACGGCAGACTGGTTGGCAGGTATGACCAAACGTCGCGTATAATTTTTCGTATTACTAATTTAAAAACAAAAAAGCTATGAAGAAATTTTTCGAGAATTTCAGCATCATGGGTGTAGTAATGCTCATGTTGTGCGTAGTGCTCGGCGTTGGTGACGTATCGGGCGCAATCTGTGCCGACGCAGCTCCGTTGACTCCCGCTGATTCGGGTGTGGCTGTTAAGTCGGAAGTTAAGAATGTGCAGACGCATATTGACCCGTCTGCGGCTACAAATGCTGGTGGTCTTACTTCGCAGGAAGTTCGCGCTAATGCGGCTGACCTCATTGAAGATCCGGTGGACCAGAACATCGTTAAGATTCGCCCATATGCGAACCCTATCGACACCATTCTGCGTTACGCTGGCGCTGAGCAAATCAACAACCTTGAGTTCGGTTGGTATTCCATCGGTACACGTCCGGTTTATGACGTAACTTCAGCTGCGGCTTCTATGAATCCGGCTGCTGCAAAGAAGAACGTGTATGGTACTGTAAAAGTAACCGACCAATCTCTCTTCGATGTAACTGACACCGTAAGTGTGGAAGGTGTAAACGGTGCTGATGGCACTCCGCTGCAACTTTACATCTATAAGAAAGACTCCAGCAATGGTCTGTACTTCACTGTGGCAGAAGACCAGATGACTGAATCGAGCGGTCAGTATTCTATCCCGGCAATCGCAAAAGACGTTACCCTCTATGTAATGGGTCGTGCAGCTGCTGAGAAAGATGTTACTTCCCCGTCGTTGAGTGTTCTTCCGGAGAAGAAGACCGGCTACTGCCAAATCTTTATGATGGAGATTGAGCAGAACACCTATGCTAAGATTGCTGACAAAGAGATTAAGTTCGACTTGTCTGAGGTGGAGGAGAATGTTCTGTTCGAGTATCGCCGTCGTATGGAAGGTACTTGGCTGCGTGGTCGTCAGGGTAAAATCTATGACCCGGAGAAAGGTACTTATGTTTACCAGACCGCCGGTCTGTTGAGCCAGATCACCAAGACACACACTCTGAACTCTGCTAACACAGATGGCAACGCTGAAATCGTTGACCTCGCAAAAGCAGTCTTCAAAGGTAACAACGGTTCGAAGAAACGTTTTGCTATCTGCGGTTCTGATGCTATGGCTAAAATCTCGAAACTGCAAGGTATCGAGCGCAAGCAGGATGCAGTTCAGACAGAGGTAGTATTCGGTATCACTTGGAGCAAGATGGTTACGAACTTCGGTCAGATTGACATGGTTCTCCATGAACAGCTGGACGAGTACGGCATGAGCAACAAGATGATTATCGTTGATCCTGAGTTCCTTCGCATGAAGCGAGTTCAAGGCTTCGAGCGCAACCAAGTTGACGGTAAGGCTCACCTCATCACGAACGGTGACATTGTTGTATTCAGCGAGGCAGCAGGTCTTGCAGTTTACAACCCGGATGTACATTGCATCGTAACGGTAGCCTAAGCGAACTGATTGTTTCAAAAAAGCGGGGTGGGTGAATACCCGCTCCGCTATTTAATTTTTTAGCAATATGAAAAAGAAATACAAAAACAGAAGACCGGCTACCAACATCTTGGTAAATGTCAACGGTGCTATCAAGAGCATTGAGTTTGCACCTGCTGTCATTGAGTACTGGGGTCTGCGTGGCTGTGCTTATACCACAGAGGACAAAGAGATACAGGCTGCTATCGAAGTACACCCGTTCTTCGGCAAGGATGGTCTGGACGGCATCTGGACTGATGACGTAGAGCCGAAAGCAGAGAAGGTCGCAGAGGAAGCAGCGCCGGTAGAGATTGTTGCCGAGGAGATAGCAGAGCACTTGGATGGCGAAGGTGCAGCTAAAGTAGCTCGCCGTTACAAAGGAAAGAAGGAGGAGTGATATGTTAGGAGAGGAGATAAAAAGAAAAGTGGTGGTCAAGCTGGAGGAGTTTTCTCCTTATGCTCCAGACCACGAGGATGCAGGTCCTCTGCTGTCAGGGCAGGACAAGTTAGATGAGGTAAAGCCCATCTACAGCTATATCGAGGACACGCTTCCGCAGGCTGCTAACGAGATACTGCTCGTGGCTCCTCTCGACAAGATAGAGACGGATCGAGCAGACAGACGTTGTTGTGCGCACCTATACGAGAGTCATGTGACTGGAGACGTGTACACGATATGCCTGCCGGAAGATTTTCTCCGCTTGCGTGCGCTGCGCCTGAACACGTGGACGCAGACGGTCAAGGTGGCAGAACATCCTGCTACGCCGAGAGCCAATGCGCAGGAGAATGAATGGACGATGGGATTATTCACAAAGCCGGTAGTGGTGCTCGACGAGAGTAAGCTGTATTGCTACTCCGTAAAGCATGGAGCAGAGTGTACAGTTAAAGAGTTTCGTTACGTTCCGCATTTTAGCGAGGCAGGAGAGTATAGTGAGAACATAGCCGAGTTGATAGCGCTTAACTGTGCCAAGAAGATCTACGAGATATTCCAGAACGCAGAGGGAGTTACCGCTATGGCTAACGAAATTAAATCAGCGATGGAGGCGCTTGCATTATGATAGCACCAGCAAACAGAACAAAGTTTCTTAAACAGAAGGACCTCAAAGAGAAGTCCGTGACCAATAACAGAGACATGAAGCCGGAGGAGCGTTCGCGCAATATCGAACTCGTCTGGAAGTACCGTCGTCTGTGGGATGCTATGTCAGCCTTCCGCCAGCGTCGTAAGCGCAACAAAGAGTATTTCCACGGCAACCAATGGGGAGATGTCATCGTAGGCAAGGACGGTAAAGGTATCACCGAGGCGCAGAACATTATCAATCAAGGCAAGATACCTTTGAAGAACAACATGATTTCTTCGACGGTAACTTCTATCCTTGGTGTGTTCCGTCAGTCGTATGGCAAGCCGGAAGTGATTGCGCGTAACCTCGACAACCAACGTCTCGGCGAGATGCTGACCTGCATGGCAGAGTACATCTACCAAGTAGAGCGCACGAAGGAGTTGGATGCCAAGGACCTGCTGGAGTTTATCATCAGCGGTTTCTGTGCGCAGACAGTGGACTACCAATGGGACGACGAAAAAGGACGTAACGAGGAGGTCTTTGTGAGTCACAACCCATCCCGTATGTTCTTGAACATGGGTATCGAAGACCCTCGTGGTAGTGACATCTCCACTATCGGCGTGCTTATGGATATGACTATCGACGAGGCCTGTCAACGCTTTGCGCATAACAAAGCCGACGCGAACAAGATACGTAACATCTACAAGCTATGTACCAAGACCTATCTGGAGAATACCTATCGTCAGTTCGCAGAGCCGAAAGACAGGTTCCTTGACTTCTTCGTGCCGTACGACCAGAAACTGTGCCGTGTCATTCAGGCATGGGAGAAAGAGGTAGAGGAGTCGTACCTCGTCCATGACAAGATGGAAGGCAAATGGTATGAGTTCCCTGTCTCCGAGAAGGCGCAGATAGACGAGATGATCCGCCAGCGTGAGTTGGATATAGAGTATGAAGGACTGGACTACGAGAGTTGTAAGATAGATGAGCCGGAGTACCACACCGCAACCTATTGGAAGGTTCGTTATCTGTCCCCGTTTGGCGACATCCTCTATGAGGCACGCTCTCCGTTCGCACATAACAGCCACCCGTTTGTGGTATGTATGGGTCACTTGATCGACGGAGAGATACACTCCTTCGTGGAGAATATCATCGACCAGCAACGGTATATCAACCGCCTTATCACGATGATCGACTTCATCATGGGAGCCTCGGCTAAGGGTGTGCTTGTCTTCCCGGAGAACGCTATCCCGAAAGGAATGAGCAAGGAGGAGATCTTGGAGGAGTGGACTTCGTATAACGGTGTTATCTTCGCCAACCTCAAACCGGGTGTACCTGTGCCGCAGCAGATTAGCACCAATGCTACTAATATCGGCGCGAGTGAGATGCTGTATCTCCAGATGCAGATGATACGCGACGTGTCAGGCGTGCATGGTGCGCTCCAAGGCAAAGAGCCTAAGTCCAACACGGCTTCGTCTCTGTACGCACAAGAGGCACAGAACTCGCAGATCAACGTGCTTGACCTATTGGAGTCGTTCACGGAGTTCCGTACAGCCCGTGACTACAAGGCTATGAAGATCGCTCCGCAGTGTTACGACGAGCCGTTCTTTATCAACCTGTCCGGTCGTGAGTATGAGAAGGAAGCCCATTGGTGGAATCCGGAAGAGGCGGCTAAGACTGACATCTACGTCAACTTGTCTGAGAACAATAACTCAGCCGTCTATCGTATGCAGCTCAACCAGATCATGATTAAGGCTATGGAGATGGGCTTGGTTGATTTCGAGACTGTCCTGCAATCGGGTGTGGTACCCAACGGCGATAGGATGCTTACTATCATCGAGCGTCGCAAGCAGCAGTTGCAGAAAGAGCAAGCGGCTATGCAGGCTGCTCAGATGCAGGGTCAGGCACAAGGTCAGGCAATGGCGGAGGCAGGTGCGAGCCAAGCGGAGATCATGCAAGCAGGAGCCGACGCAGCTATCGCAGGATTGGAAGGGGCAGAGAACGCAGATCCGCGTGCTGTCGAACTTATCAATCAGGCGCTGGCATAACAGTTATGGGGAGATTAGTTTCTCCTCATAGCACTTTTTCAAATCTTTGCGTATAATAATCGGTGTATAAGTAGTACCTTTGTGGCAAATTCAAAATGTTATGAGACCAAGATATGTTATCAACAAGGGTATTGCAAAGAACTTGATTGCCAAGAGTCGTCTTTTTGTAGAAGGAGACGACTATACCGCTGTTCTTTACAATCCAAAAGATATGTCAGTTAAGATAGAAGCATCGGGTACGTGCGAAGCAGCGCCGGAAGGAGACGATCGAAACAAGATAGCCTTCTCTTTTACCGGCAAGCAGACCGACATGCTCAGACCCGGTTATGCTACTATCGAGATATATGACGAAGCCCAGACGCTAATGGCATACAAAGACCAAGTAGCTATCGTACGCAAGAACTCTTTGCAGATTATCAACCCATCTTAAAGTCATCAAAATGGAAGAGAATGTAAACACATGCACATGCGGAGAGCGTCCGGAAGTAGAACTCAACACTGATGCTAGACCATTAGTCGTACTCTCAGACGAAGAGTGCGGTTGTGGTTGTGATGAGGTGGAACTCTATACAGACCATCAGCCTGACATCCTTCTCTTTGAGGAATGGGCTGATGAGCATGTGGATGACATCGTGGCTGCAAGACAAGCTGCCGAACAAACGCTGGAGTTGGTAACGGAGAAGTCGGAAGCGATTGAGAGTAAAGTCGATCTAATCCTAGACGATACCGCTACCATCAAGCGTGAGTTAGGCAGAGGTGTCAGCCAGATACGTGCAGATATAGCCGATACTAAGAGCACTACTGTAGCAGGGGTGGCAGCTATACGTCGGGATATAGCCAATATCCGCATCGACATGACATTGGAAGAATGTACGGAGGAAGAGATATATGAAATGTTTAACGAAAATAATACAAACTCTAATCAGTAAAATTATGAAAAAGGGATCAGCAATGGAAGGCTTTATCCGCGGGGATGGAACGATACGGCCTATCGAACATTACGATGACACCGAACTCCGTGGTAAGATACAGACCAACACGGATAATATCAGCAATCTCAACAGTCGTGTTACCGAACTGGAAGAGCACGGGGGAGCGGAAGACCAGACGAAAGCAGACAAGGTGTCCGGTGCTATTGCCGGTCATCTCGCGTCATTGGACGAGAATGGCAACCTACAGGATAGCGGGAAGAAACCATCTGACTTTGCGCCGGTTGTTCACGATCATCTCAATATTAGCTATCAAGACAGCGACGGTTCTGGCCGTGTTTATACCACTTCTTCCGAAGATGACGGTGGCGAAGTGCATATCATTGTTAAGAAAGGGGATGGCGATTATAAATCAGCCATCATAAATGATGCGAACATCAACAATCTAACTCGTGCATTGGCTACACCATCTTCTACGCCGGAAAATGATGCGACTAAGCTCATCACAAGCCAGGCGGTGTATGATGCACTGGCTGGGAAAGCAGGGATATACAATGGCACTATCAGAGTAGATTCTGCCGGAAATAATTCTTATCCTATTCCGGAGGGAGGTGTTGTTCAAGCAGCTCTTGATAGTTTTGTTGAAAGTTCCGAGCAGGATAAAATGTACAATGTTCTTGCCCAATTTGTTATAGTCGCAGCTGGTTTTGCTCACTACTGTCCGGCTATTGTATATTGGTCAATCGATAGCGAAGACAGCACGATAATAATGCATATCCACGCAGGAGATTATCGCTTCGTGGCTACCAAACAGGAAGGAGCTACTGCGTGGAAACAAGAAAAGTTTGATAAGTCTTCCTTCCTTGAAACATTCTAACGCCTTATGAAGATTCTTAGTTATAGACGGTTTGCCTTATGGTGGCAGTTAGCGATGGACTGGTTTCAACGCCAGTTCACCGCTATTGCTGCGTCTATAGACTTCACGCCGGTAGAGGAGAAGTTAGACGAGGTAAACGATAATGTTGCCGACGTCAAGACCGCGGTGGAGAAGCAACAACTAACACCAACCGCAGAGATTAACGGAAGTAATGTGCTATTCCATTTCGTGACGTTAGCACAGATGGAGAAGATGCACATCTCTATAACGGCTGGATTTATAGGCTTCACGCTGACCAAGGGAGAGGATGACTTTGAATTGCGTTTCTCCGCTGACTCACCACAAGAGATAGCAGGACAGCTTGTTCTTGATGATTCCATCGACATGGTGAATGATGTGTTTGAGAGCGTCCTTGTTGAACTGCCTTCAAGTTACGAGGTAAGAGGTGTCTATATTGACGGCGTGGATGCTAATCTGCTCGAATCCGACATCAACTGGCGACTCGCTGACATCCAGAAGCGCATCGGTGAAGGTGGAGAAGACCCGAACAGCAAGGCAGTGGCCGAGTTCTTCGGGGTGACCCTGCTGCAAGGCTATGAGTTCATGACAGACACAGAGGTTACGGATGAACTCGAAGACATCATGCAAGCTCTCGACCCCGAACTGTTACAGGAGGTCGAGTACCCCGAAGGCAGCGGCATCTATATGACCAAAGCACAAGCCATCACAGCACAAGCAATGAACATTATCAACCCTTCACAATCGTAACAATATGAACAGTATCATTCAGAAGATTTTCAGCAATTACCTCTTCCGCGTCATGGCGGCGTGGTTCGGGGTGTACATCTTCGACAAAATCAAAGCCGCTACCGATTATGTCATCGGCAGGGCGGGGTTCGTGTATGTCAAGACCACGGAGAACGCGCAGACCATTCTCGATTTCTTCAATACGCATGACCTGTATGTCGGCGATGCCGTTTACAGGTACATCGGACAAGTTGAGGAAGGGCCGGTAGCCGGTTACGATCAGCAATTCGGACTGCTCGCCGATGACTTGACCGTCTCGACCGAG